TCTTCAAACTGTTTCTGTGCTGCCTCTGTGCTGCCTGTAAAAGCCTCTAGCTGCATGAATAGCTGTTCCATTTCCATGCCTTCGGAAAAGGCCTGAGTCATCGCCTGCCCTATTCTGATAACCGCAGTAGTAAGAAGATTGGCGGCTGTTTGAATTAAAGCAAACTTCGCCCCTATACCTTTTAGGCCATTTCTCATACGTTCCAGGCCTTGCCCATTCGTAAGCCTGTCAAGTTCCTTAGCAGCAACCTTTACTCTGTCGTTGACGGCCTTCCACTCTTTCGTTAATTTATTGGTCGTACCTGCATATTTTTCAGTATCATCGCGCAGGGTCTTTAAAATATTTAATTGTTTTTTAAGTCCTGTGCTTGTTTTTGATAATTTACCGTTATACGCCTCTTGTGCGTCGACAACTTTTTGAGTATCTTTTCCTAGTTTTTCAATTGTTTTTGACTGTACTTGATCGCCCTTAATGACAATCTTGACCTCTTTTATTGTTTGTTCGCCAAACTCTTTTTGCAGTTCTTCTGCTGCTGCCTTACCTTGCTGCGCTACTTCTGCAAAAAATTTATTAATACTGGCGCTGGCTTTTGTCGCGTCAATAGTTACAGGAATAACTAAAGGATTTGCCACACTGCGACCCAAGGCTAAATTAGTCTTCCATAAAAAAACCCCCCAAAGGGGGCTTTATGACTAGGTTTTATCGCCTAGTGAGAATTATGTCTGCAGGTTCAACCCGTATGCACCATATCCGGTCAGAGTGCATTCCCATGACACGATTGAACTAACTTCGTTAGATTCTGTATAGCCAGTCAAGGTACCATAACCAAACACAGTCTCAGTAGTTCCTGTAGGTCCGACCCGGAGGAACTTGACTCGAAGTGCATCGGCAACAGTATTTTGCTCTGTCAAACGCAGGATTTTGTATCCGGCATCTGCGAAGTCAGCAACGCCGCCAAGAGTGAGGCTGAATGATTTAGTCGTGGCGACAGACTGGTTAAATCCGCTAGTCTCGTCATCATAGGTGTAAATATCTTCAGTACCAGTATCTGTCTCCAAGGAAGCTGCAGTAAGTCCCAGAAGCTTGATAGGGGCATCTGCCGTTGAATTGCCGTCTACTACACCGTCCATAGAGAAAGCGTTGCCGCCTACTGTGAAGACACCTGAAGAATATGCAACAGTATCAGTGCTGACATAAGGTGCTGTAGTCGCAAGAAAAGTTGCCGCAGTTCCGTTAACAGTCGATACATCAACATTCGCTGCAGTCAGCGGCATGATGAAAAACTCGTAACCGAAAGCGGCTGAAAAGTTAGCCATTTAGGTTATCGGGCGAGGCCCGTGCGAAGGTACTCGGACACGTCGGCCCGTTAAACTTATGCTTCCAAATAATCGGCCTATGTACCAACAATAGGCATGTCAGAATATACAAAAAGCTTTGATTGCACCATTGCTCCAATACCATCCGCTACTGCAACTGTTTCAACTGATTCGGATCCATGGAACCTTCTGCAGGCTCGTTCAGCCGCTACTTGCAGGTCTGAGCCGGTTGAAGGCTCCCAACTGATCAGGAAGATGCTCCAGGTGGTCCTGAGGCGTGATTCGTCTTCACTTAGGTACTCATACTTCTGAATATTTCCAATGTCATGTATGACGCATTCAACCCCGGAGACTGATCGCACCGCTGGTAGATCTTCCCCAGGGGTAACGATTGAGATGGCCTTTACTAAAGAAGAATCCCCTTTAAAGTTGTAATCACCAAGCAAGCTCATGAATTGAGCGTCTGCAGTCAGGGTATTATAAATTACTTCAGCAGAGGTGGGAAAAGTTTGCGTCATTCTGTTCCCATTTTTATACTTTTCTAGTATGCCACCACGGTAACCTTAAGACAGGACAGTCACTATGGAGGCCAGATGAAGCCGCTAGTTTCGCACTTCACTCTGAGTGTCTTCCTGACAAGTATCTGAAATGCAAGTTAAAAAGGATTTCTCTCCTCTTTACGAGTCAATTTCTGATTACTTGTATAATATGTCTGCACTAACAAGACGAGAAGCACGTCAAAAATGGCGGCAATCAATTAAAGATGCTTGGAACAATCGCTGTGCATATTGCGGGAAACCTCCCATTGACGACGAAAGTCTGACGATGGATCACGTTAGGCCTCGCAGCTCTGGTGGAGAGGACCGCACTAGCAACTGCATACCGGCTTGCCGAGAATGTAATCAATCAAAATCTTCTAAATTGTGGATCGAATGGTTTCGTGAGCAGCCTTTCTACAACATCGAGAGCGAATGGAGGATTAAGCAGTGGCTAGCCGGTGGTATTAGGCGTTTTAGCGAATATGATGAAGAAGATTCAAAAGTTGTTAGTGAATACGCCAAACGGTTTATAGGATTGTGGCCTACAGGCCGAAAAGGGTAGCATCTTCTCTTGCTATCACTTTGGTCTGAATATACGGTACTAACAGATTATATTCTGTACCGTCGGAGCCTTTAAAGGCTCTATATTGCTCGGAACTTGATTCTTGAGCGATTAAAAGTCCTTTGAATCCTCCAGATACTTTTACAGGATGCAAAAGCATGGCGTCTGCTGCAATAAGTGCTGGCTCATCCGGAACATAGTCGCTCTCTGCGTTTGAAGTCAGCTCTTTGAAACAGAATAAGGTCCATGCAGGTAATTTTTTGTCGCGCAACAGCGCAAGCATTGAAGACCCATAAATTGAGTCCGCAGACTCGCTCCCTTCGTTCGGCTTATAAAAACTGAAGTCCAGATAGCTTAAAGACTTGCTTTGTTTCTTGGGATCACGCTTGGAATTTGCAAATACAGACGTTAATAGTGCTATTGGCCTCTCAGAATTGTGTAGCTTATCTCTCTGGCTAAGACAGGATTCATTATATGCAATAATTACATATTCAAACGGCAAATTGTAGTAGTTAGATAAGCAAAATTCAGTATCGCCAGGATAAAATGATTTTAAGTGCCAAAAATAAGCGTTGAAATCATATTCAGAACCCTGGCCTGTTACTTTCCCTTGGTAGTTTTGTTTGCGGGTGTCTTTCGTTGCGCCGCTTCTAGTTTTTCAGTCGATTTCTGCTCTTCTTCTTGATACAAAATCGCAATGTTTGCAACTAAATCAGGATGAAGTTCCATCGTGTCCTGAATCGTCCAGTTTTCATCGATTCTATTAATCAACAGGGCGGTGCTTTGAATCAAGCTAAGCCTCTCCTGATATGCTGACAGCGACATAAGTTGCCCTGCAATTTCATCAGCAAAATCATCCATGTATTCAGGACGATCAGGATTTAGGATTTCCGTGAACACATCACCTTGTTTTTTATTTTTTGCTCTTGCGATTCTGCCTGCCAGCGCATAAAGTTGAGCAATACTTTCTTCTCCTGATGTCGCCGCTTGTACCATTGCCTTCTCTCCTACAGATAAATATCCCTTTCGCTGCATCTCAATTTTTCCGCAGTCATCTGTGCCGATAACCTCAGTGATAGGAGACAGTCTAGGCTGAACAACAAAGGGTAGCTTCTTTAATTTATCCACCATATCAAGGAAAAGACTGTGATATTTTACCAAAACTAGCCAAGTTTATTTAGAAAAGCTGTTCTAACCTCATTCGTCAAATCGGATTGGAAGTTAAAAGGTGCAAATCCATTCGTTCCTATAATCGTGGCTCGGATCCAGGGCCTTGCAGGCAAATAAACAGGAGTAGCCGCTTTGTTTCCATAAGGATAAATATATCCCCCATAATGAGTGATATTTGCGTAATCAGAAGTATACTTTATCTCAATTACGGCCCGTAAATTCATATAGCTTGTATTAATCACTCTAGAAGCTCTTAACTCGCCAGTCTTGTAGATGTCTCTTGTGTCATTTCTGTAGGGCCAAACGGTTGAAGTCATAGCACCATCTAATGCTGGCCCCAGACGCCGCACAGACGACTCTACGCTAGCCTCAAAGCCCGATTGGAGTGCTGACTGCACTCTTTGCTCTCCAGCGACAAGGGCTGTGGTATCAAAGACAACTGATGGCATCCTCAGTT